ATTTCTTCTAGCATATTCATAAACTCTGTTTTAACTTCTACGTTTTGACCAGGCATAATTTCAAAGCTTACAGGAGATTCCCCGTTAGCATTTTGAGGGATTACTAAGTCATTAAATCTACCAGTAACGTTCATGATATTATTCATATTTTCGATTTGACGAAGATTGAAGTTAGAACGTTTGATTTGATTAATTACGTTGAGAAGTACAGATGTGATATTTGTATCGATTGTTTGTTTTACATGATACAAACGTTTGTCATAACCACGAGTTAATAATGCAATGGTGTTAGAGATATATAAGCAAGTATATAACTTAGCTGGGAATAGGGATTTAACAATATCAGATACACCACGATGAGTTTTCTTATTCAATTCGAAGTAAGAATGAATAATATCAGATGGTGGGATAAAGCTAATACGAAGTTTAGTAGTCTTACCATTATTATCTGCATTGTACTTCAATACAGTATAAATCTCTTTGGCTAAATCTTGATTAGAGTTAATGAATTTCTTATCAATTCTTTGAGAGATCTTTCTAGCAATCTTCATAAGAACTTCATTATCTTGAGTAGAAGTACCACCATTAGCTTCATTTTCTCTAGCAGTTCTTCTAGGTCTCATACCGCCTAATGTAGAAGTGAATGTCATTTGTTCTTCTGCATTACCACCATTAGGATCATTCATTTCAATATAATAATATCCTAAACAAGTATTATTGATATAGATAGGTTTTACTCTATCATGCTCTAATATCTCAAATACAGCACCTGGAATTTCTAATTGTTCTGCATCACTTGTTTTAGTAGGTTCATCTAGATCTTTTAATCCATCATCTGCTAAACTAGTAGGACCTTGTAATGTTCCACCTTGAGCAGCTTTCTTTAATTTCTTATTTATATTTTTGATATAAAGAGAGTTAGATAAGTAAGCATTGCGTGCAGAACCAAGCGACTCCTCACCAAATAGAGTTACTGTTTCATTGAAAATGCGTCGCATATTACTTTCTTGGACTAGGATACTAGGAATCACACCAGTTTTGTTTATCTCTACATCTAAGCCACTATACTCAATATTATTAGCTTGCATTCCTTCTATTGTTTTAGAAGATATAGTAGATTCGGATAGATCGTATACGTCTTGAATACCAAAGCTTTCTAATTTCTTTTCATCCGTATCTGTATACATAAAGCTTATAGTTTCATTAATAGACTGCAATCCTTCATTAAGAGATTCCTCAGTTAAGATTCCATCTTCAGATAATAAGCTAGCACCATCTGTTCTAGATATAAGTTTATCAATAGCCTTTTTATAAGGAACAATATATACAAACTGTTCACCATATTTAGCAGTCTTAGAATACAATTCATTTCTAAATGCTTCTAAATTATATTTTCTAGAGAATAATTCTAGATCAGATCCTTCTGCTTCAGATTTAGAGTTATTATCATCTTTAATACCTTTACCACTTATATTTTCAATACTAATACGAACAGCATCGTCATTAAAGTGGTCTGCAGATAATACGTTATCTTTTTTTATATCTAATGCCTCATCAAGTTTAGGCATATATTTACAAACAGTATCAATCTCTCTATCTAAGTCCCTTACTAACGCATTTTGAGAATAGATATCCATGATATCTGCCAATACTGTTTCATCTTCTAATGCAGATCTGATCTCATTAAGAGAATCAGTATCGTTTCTGGCTAATGTTCTGGCATAGAGATCAGCCATGTTTGTTCCGCCATTTTGAGCTTTGGCTTTATCGATAAGACCTTCTAAGTCATCATCCATTCTGCGTTTAATACTATCTATATATTTACTATTATCATTATTAGTAAAGTAGGTATTCTTATATAGGTCATCGATGTTAGCTTGGATACTACCAGCAATTTTTTTGTTTGTATCCATACTTACAACAGGTAGCTCATCTGGTTTCGGAGTACGTCTTCCTTTTGTATTGTCATCAGCCAATGATTTGTACCTCCTAAAAATAAAATGTCGATTTTAGCAATAATTACCTTAATGTACCAGGGATACTATTTAATCACTTTGGCATAAAGAACCTCTATACCGCCGAAACGGTATAGAGGATTAGATTGCGATTTATTAATCTTAGATAGTAGATTTAAGGTTAACAATGCTATCATATGTTGGAGAGTCTGCAACTGTAGCATCAGCAGAGTTAGCATATACTTCAACAGCTGCTTCAGGATGTAAGGATTTGTTAAGGATATTGTATCCGAATTCCATTTCATCGAAGCAAGTATGTTTGTTAATGAAATCTAAGAATTCCACTGCACGTTGGTTAACAATTCGACCAGGAATTGGGAAACCATTGAATTGCAATGCGATTTCAGAGAAGTTGATTTCACCACGAGTTACGTTGTAAATAGAAGTATTAGCAACGTTTGGTTGGCAAGAAGCAAGGATGTATGCTTTTTCAACATTCAAGCCAGTGTTATCAGTTACAATCAATAAGAAATGGAAGATTTCAGATTGGTAACCTTTAGTAAGACCAGCATTATCTTTACCTGTATATTCAGGATATTTAAGCAAACCATTGTAACGTTTGAATTGAGTACGAGGGTCTTTTACACCACGAATGAATAATTCGTTAACCTTAGTAATCAAAGAACCAGAACGTTCGTAATAGTTCATGCTGAAAGAAGTACCACCTTGTTCGGTAGTTTTTGTAATAATGTTGAGATCAGTGATACCATTTGTTAATTGGTTAGTTTCTGCACCGATATCTTCAATACCTTGAGCACCACGGAATTCATATTCTAAGATATGACGGTAGTTACGAATCAAAGTATCGTATGTATTATTACGGCTTCTAAGAGCTGTCAAGAATTTAGGAATATCAAGACAAATCAAGAAGGAGTACCCAGTTTCGTACAAATCGAATTGTTGAAGATTTGTGAAGTCTGTTACACCACGCATCAATGTATATTTGGTTACATCGCGAGGGTCGAGGGTACTGTCAAAAATATTGCTTACGGTTTCTTTAGACATTATTTATTACCCTCCTATTAATCCAACGCAATAATCTTAAATATCTCTGTTTGAACGAAATTACGGAATTTAACGTACAAGCAAGCATAGATAATTTTATTGGAATTATATAATGCATTGGACGTATATTCGATTTCGAAGGAAGAGAACAAGTTAGAATAACGGTTAACGATCAAATCGTTTACGTCTTTCTTATACTTAGTCAAGTCATCACCATCAAGGAAGCTATAACGGATCTTAGGACAAAGTTCACGGATAGCTTTGATTACTTGTTGAATAGCAAGAACGTTATTGATCCAAGATAATTGAGTATAACGAGTTTGAGAAGTATACTCAGAGTTCATAGTCAATACGTCACCATTATAGAAGGATAAGTAGTTGATACGCATATCATCTAATTCTTTGAATTGATTAACGTATGGAGTATGTTTAGGAGCAAAGTTCAATGTACCTTCAACATATGTATCATTAGGAATGATGATTTCATATTTTTGACCACAGAATGGACGGTTACGACCATTGATGAAGTGTTTTACAAACAAACGTGTCAAGTCATAAGTAACTGTAACAGGGATTTGTTTCTTAGTAAATGGATCATAAATTTCGTAAGAGTTCATATATGTTGCACAGTAACGATTCTTAGCGTTTTCATAATCCTTAATACGAAGTTCTTCAATGGAGTTGATGTTTAGACCCATATCACGGAAGTATACGAAGTCCTCACGGAATGCAGCTAATTGTTCGATAGCACGTTTAACTGGTTTTGGATAGTTAGCATCGAATACACAGTCAATACGGTTGTTATCCAAATCATAGATATCATCGGAGAAAGAACCGTCGAAAGCTTTGATCAATTCTGCTTCATATTCTTTAGCTTTAATAGGACGATCACCAAAGGAACCATTGGAGCCGTTTTGTAATCTGATACCCATTACGTTAGAAAGGTTTACGCCATCAGAAACGTCTACAGAAAGGTTGTTGTAGTCACGGCCATTCAAATCAGTACCGAACAATACGTCAGCAAATTTGAATTCTTCATCACCGATCAAATAACCTACGTTGTTTACGAATGCTTCAAATTCGCTATCGAAGAACAACGCACGAAGTTGACGAGATTGCATACGGATTGCATTAGACAATGCCATATTTTTATCTTTTTCAACAACGTCTGGATTCATTGTGAAGGAGATAGTTTCTAATGTAAGACCATTTTCGATAATATCGATGAAATAGCGTACATAGGAAACTGGATGAGAACTAGTAGTGTCGGAATAAATACGGAAAGATTTATTAGAAGCACCACGACCATTATCAGCTAACAAGAACAATACATATTCGTCATCTTCACCGATTTCATGTTTATGACCGAAATCGTTTTTTAAGATTTTGCCGAATTTTTTGATATCGTTACCATCAGATGCAACAGATTTTAAACGGTAAGTAACTTTAACGAAGTTTTCCAATACAGGAATATTCGGAATACCATTTGTATTAGCATCTGTAGTAAGTCTGTTAGTTGTAGGGTTAGTGAACAATGGAAGACCATTGTCATTTGTTTTTTGTTTCTTTTCGTTCTTAACTTCTGCAACTACACCAATATTTGCAAGAGTAGCATCTGTAGCTACAATACGTTTGAATGTAACGTAGCCACCTGCATTAATGATATTTGCAGCTTGGATTAAAGGTTGACCATGTTTGGAGTAAGAAGGAGTTTTACCGTATAAATCAAAAAATTCATTACCGAAAACTTTATGTTTCCATTCTTCAGGACCTTTATCAGCAGAACTTACGACCATGAATATCGGACGGTCAGTAGTGTCTTCAGAAATACTCGTAAGAGATCGAATATCAGACTGATCGTCGATGATGGTAGTTACACCAGGAGCTGGCATATCGAGTTCCTCCTTTTTCATTAAATAAAAAAGTTATTAATTTTTCGAAAAACTAATAATTTGAAATCATTACAATCAATGATTATTAGTGATTCTATATATATAGAACCTAAGGATTATCATATTTCACTATAATGACTAGGACACATAGCAAAAAATGGCCCCCAGATTTAATATAATGTTATACTAGAGCCTTCCAGCTTGATTGCTAGTTCTCCCCTACTAAGATCTCTTCTAAAGGAGTTTCTTTAGGATTTTCATTCATCATAGCAGCTAATACAGATTCATCAAAGTCTTCAGAGATCAATGCTGTATATGGAGAGATAAGTCTAGAAACATTACGAAGAGACATGGACTTATATGCATTCATATCTTTAGAACCAGATAGTCTGAATGGTACAGTCTCATCTAATCTGTCTCTACAAGTTTCAGAAATGGCAAAGCCAAACATTTGGTTATTAATCCCATAAGAGAAACCATTGATTGCCATATTGTCGATAACCAAATCCTGAATATCTTGATATGGAATAGTATTGATAATATAACCAAGCATAAAGAATAGATTCAGCATCTTTTCACAGTTGCCGACAAACTTAATAACTTTAGTAGATACGATGATTTGATCATCATCTCTATATCTAAAAACCCTATAATCTTCAGGGTCGCTATTTACAGTAAGTTTAAGTTTTTTAACCTTTGTAACCTCATAAGGTCTAGTAGCAAACATAGATGGGAATTTAAACATTCTTAATCCATCATCTTTACCAGTTTCGATATCTTGAACAGTGTAGTTGAAAATACCCATAATATTGATATAATCACCTTCTTGTTCTGCAATGTTTCTATCGAAATACTTCTCTGGTATATAAGCTACCATTTCTTTACCTTTAGCTGAGAATAAAATAGATTCTTTCTCTTGCTTGCAGAAATAAGGAAGTTTAGCCATTAATTTTCACTACTTTCTTCTCCAATATTATAGAGAGATTCAAAATAAGGGAATGCAGATTTATCTTCTTCAGTAATATCTTTGGCTATGATAAACGAATGTTTAATAGCCATCTTTGCAACATTCATTCTTTGTTTTGGGTCTGCACCATTATCTAAGAGATATTTAGCAGTACGGAATTGTCCATGCTTTAAAGCATTATAATAAGGCCAATTACCATAACAATCAACCTTAGCTCCTAAAGAGTGTAAATACTTTACAATCTCAAAATCTAGTTTAGCAGCTTCGTTAAACCCTAATTCATCTCCAATATTACCAAAGTTATCTTTTAATGGTTTAATATGATGCTCATTAGCAAATTCTACAAGCATTTTTAAACCATCTAAATTCTTAGCATATACAGCATCCATCATAATATCTTCTATACGGAAAGATCTATTGATAGTCTTGTAATTATCATATACTACAGTCATTACCTTCTTGACTACAGATTTCTTTGCTTTTGGGGTTTGAATAACCGCAGATAATACATCCTCGTCTAAAGATGAAGAATGATGTAAAAATAAAGAGTTGATAACTATATCTAATTCTTTATCAATAACAGCACTCCAGAAGAAAGGATTATTGTAGAACTTTTTATGTTTTACAATAAAAGGGTTCTTCATCTTAAACTCTTCTGTATTAATATCTTTTTCCATAGAGGATTTGTAATTATAGTCTCTATAATTGATATCATGAGTTAATAGATAACTCATCAATTGACTGTCGTTAATAAGTGCTTCACTCATTCGGATTCATCTCCTATCCTAAAAATATCTATTATAAGTAAGTCAAGGAAATAGAAAATACCCTAAGGAGAATTAACTCCTTAGGGATTATTTTAGTTATTACAGTCGTCGGTACAAATACCAGCTCTTTCTTCCCAGTCAGCACTCATGTTAGTTCCAAAATTATGGAAGTGTCTATCTGCAAATAAGATCAGGCCATTTTTATACATTACTTCTTCATTAGTGTGACAACCGCATTGGTTCTCATGTCCATCTACTGGTACATCAAATTGTTTAATAACTTTAGGCATGGAAGTATTTCCTCTACCAGCATTTTTAGCAATAGGGGTTGTATCCGCTTTAGAAGTGGTAATAACACCCTCAGACGTATTTCCTCCAGTAGTAACACCATTGCTATATACACCACCTTTAATAACAGCGTTTACAATAGTTCTGCCAACTTTAGTACCACCAATAATAGTACCACCTACTAGAGTACCACCAGTAGATACTAGATTGCCAGTAGTTTTACCGCCTTCAATAGTGAATTGTTTACCATTGATACATCCAGTAGCAATACCGCCTTCGCCAATACCACCTTTAGTAGTACCACCTGTTGTAATATCTCCTACTGTAATACCACCAGTAGTAATCATTTCATTACCAGTAATAATACCATTAGTAAGAATACTATTATTGATTACAGGATTGATGATAGTACCATTAGAAGTTTTACCGCCAGAAACAATTGTATTGATAGCAATCACATTAGAGATAGTACCAGTAACAGTAGCTTTAGAAGTGATTTCTGTTTTAGGATCTTTTTCGCCATCTACACTACCAGATCTTAAAATACCATTAAGGATTTGACCTTCTGTAATAGTACCATTCATAGTTTGTCCATTAATTACTGTAATTGGAACCATACGGTCATTCTTACCTTGAGCCAAACCATCAACAGTATAACCATTAATTTTGCCATCAATAATAGTACCTTCAATAAGGTTACCATTCTTATCAATAATAGCATTTACTACAACAGCATCTTTGATGACCTCTGCAGTAGTCGTACCATATCTATGAATAGAGTTATCAATTGTTGGATCTTGATCAGCAAACTTAGAATATTCGGATACTCCTCGTAATTGATCAGATTTGATTATTGTTCTACTAGTAGTATAATCTACAGAGCTATCAACAGCTAATTTGAATAAAGTGTTGTTGTTACAATCATAAGTCTTATAGATATCTGTAAGCTTACCAGTAACTTGTTTTAATACACCATCTTCTATATATTGGAAAGTATAAACCTTGCCAGCTTCTAATTCAAGAGAAACATTCATACTAGAATCACTATATTTGATAGTAACTACTAAAGTACATTTTTGGTTTACATCTACCCCTAAAATCATAGAAGGAGTACATTGACAACAAGCCAAATTCAAAGGACCATCAGCTCTATATAAACCACTCATTTGACCTGGAGTGATATTAGAATTCTTTGTAGTAGTATAATCAGAGCAACATCTTCCACCAACTGTTCCGCCATTATATGCAGGCGTCGGATCAAATACATGATTAATGTCATAACAATTACCATTATTAGAACTGCTAGAAACAACAGTGTATTGATTATTAGAATTGCAAGATTTGCATTCAGACATTTACTTTACCTCCTTTAGAAATTTAGTATTATAAAGATGTGAACACACAAGAAGATGGATAAGGGAAATTAATCCCTTATCCATGTTGTTTATTCATCAATTCGTTGAACTGTAGCATTTGTTGCTTCTTGTAGTGGGGTATCTTTGATATCCTCTACATCAGCTGTAATTTCTTTAGCTCTTGCTTCTAATTCTTCCTTAGTAGGAGGGTTTGCAGCGCTATAAACCAAAACTAATAGTTTAAAAAACTCTCTAATTTGATTATTAACTTCTGGATATTCATCAACTTGTTTTTGAGTCATGTAAGACCAGATAGAGATATTCTTCATAAGCATCATAATAAAGAAGTTAGTACAAGCATCGAATGGAGATATATTTCTAGCTACTTTGGATAATACGATAGAGAATAAAGCTCCGAAGTCATATTTCTTCTCAGCTCCATCTTTTAGTTTAAATCCAAAATGTACTAATACAGCATCAGCCAATTCTGGTAAGAATGCATTGAATGTAAATCCAGATTTGTTTCTAGCAGTATATAAATCTTCGATAGATCTTCTTAATCTAACTTCATTATTATAGATCTTCATGATATTAGTTCTTAAAGCATTTACAAATATTGCTGGATAAGCTTGAGAAGTAAAGTTAGCCATCTTATAAGCTAGATATACTTTATTGATTATCTTCTTAGTTTCTTCATTATCTTTATCAGCTTCAGCTTTAAGCTCATCAACCATCAAATCTCTTTTCTTAAGATCTTTATCCTCATAATAGATATCGAAGATCTTTTGAATATATCTAGCATTAAGCTTAGTATGTTTAAAGAACAAAGATCCAGAGATATCATGCTTACCTTTGAATAGAGGTTCATTTAACTCTTCGTCTAATTCAGCTTCTAATTCTTTGATAGTACGATTCATCTCTTCAGTTTCATTTTCGAGAATTTCAGATGGTTTTAAAATCGTTTCTTCAGTCATAAATCCTCCAAGTATTAACCCATAGTAGCTGCAACTTTAGGATCGAGAGATTCGAAATAATCTTGTTGCATTTTTAGTCTAACTAATGTGATGATATCACCACGAAGAATGTCATTATTAATCAATTGATTATATAATACAAATAGTGGGATACCATTAGTGATTTGAGATAAGAATAGATTAACGATATTGAAGTCGTTACCATATGCATAGCCATAGACTGTAGTATCATTAACTTCCATATTCTTAATATAGGATAATACTAAAGGAAGATTAGCAGTGATAACCAATAGTGCATTATCTTGACCAAATACTGCTTTACCATAATTGGAACTCATATCTTTATTGAGTTTCAATTGTTCTAGATTAAATGTAGAATAGATATTATCTCTTTCTTCATAAAGGAATCTAGAGAAGAAGGATACTAAATAATTATTGAAATTAGATACGAAGAAATCATATACAAACATCGCAGCAAGATATAAATCAGTATCTTCATTTTCAATAAATTGGAATCCATATTTTTTAGAAACAGAAGAGATGATATCTCTATACATCTCTTTTTCTTTAGCAGCAATCTGCTCTTGATCATATGGATAAGTTGTGTATAATTGTTGGAACGTTTGTTTAAACGCTTTAACGATATTTGGTTTAGGTAAAGTATCGAAGCGGTTAAACATTTGAGTCAAAGTATCTTCGACAACATTCATAGCGTAATCGCTATCAAATTGAACAAGAATACTAGCTAACTGATTATCAGATTGGAGCTCGTACTCTCTGTTATTCATAAGGAAATCTAACATTGGGCTGTACCTCGGTTATAACGACGAAAAGTTTACAAAGTTCTTATCTATTTGTAACCAGTAGCTTAATTTTTTATATTGAAGAATGTAGATATTAGGCCATTTGTTGATACGTAATTTTATAACGAGATCTAACCAATTTGTTATTATTAGTTTTGAATGTAAAATAACTTCTCCCCGTCACTATTCTAAAGAAATAGTAGAAGTCATCCATTAATTCATAACCATATTCGTTATTGATATCATTCTGTAGAATAGAAGCCACAGCATGATGGAAACTAATAACCCAATACTGCATATCTTCAAATTTTTTAGACGTCTTTTGAATATTTAGGAATCCCAATCCTAGTAATATTCTAAATTGAATAAGCTCTAGTAATGAAGCTGAATTCCTTGATTCTGATTCTTTATAAAGCTCTTCTTTATCAATATAAAGTTCCTTAGTATTGATATCAACTATTATTCCTTTCATTTCGCAATAGTGACGATTTTCATCATAGATATCTTCGAGATCAAAACTATCTAAGAATGTCACTTTATTAAATGAAGATCTATAAGTTTTTATTAAATCAGATTTCAATACCTCATCTACTAGGTCTGCTAACTTACTCATTATATAACTCCTCTTATCATAACTCTTATTATATTTTATCTTGCTCTATTGTAATCCATTATCTTCTCTATTGTTTTCATAATAGAGATCTCGCTCTCCAGCGTTCATAAGATTATAAATAGAGCTTTGAGACATTTCATCTTCATCTTTATTAAAGTCTAAGAAAACAGATGTAGGAAGGTTGCTGTTATTTGATGCCATAGAATATTCATCATCAATAGATACATCATCTGGATTGATTTTATACTTTCTAGCATAAGCTTCTCTTACAACTGGATTTTGAAGCATTTCTCTTAGGAGTGCAGTTTCTTGTTTTCTCTGTTTCATCATGTATTCCCCGAATAGAGTATCAACAGCTTTCTGCATTTCTCCCATTTGTCTTTGGACATCCGAACCTCTATCATCATCAGATCGATTTATATATTCGATCTCTTGAGTGATATCTGTCATGTTCTCATCTATGCCCATATCGAGAATTTCATCAATATCGTCTTCTGTTTTAATAGAACCTTTTTCAATACCAAATAACTCTCTCAGATTTTTGCCTTCATACCATACATAAAGGGCAACTAAGTATGAGAATATTTGGTCATCGTGTGTTAAGGCAGAGTGTTCTATCTTACCATTACGTTTTACTTCCAAACCACGCATCTCTTGATAGATGCTTGGAGAGATGAATTTATCTTTATGATAAGTAACCCGTTCTCTAAGTATTTCTACTAAAAGATCACGAATGTTATTTGTAGAAGTAAGACCATATACTTTGGTCTTCCGTTTATTCCTAATAATACGATTGCCATCAGTAGTTTCTTCTAGAACTCTATCTTTGATTTCATAGTAAAGGTTTTTCTTTACTGGAGTCTCTAATAATTTACCAATTACAGATAAGCCGTAACCGTTGTCTTTTGATATTGACGCAACTCAATATCAGATGGTCAATTCCATCCACCCCCATTACAAGGAGTGAC